GGCCACCTTAGAATATCGGCTCAAATTTATCACAAACATGGAATTGAGCAGTGTCCATGCTTGTCTTGGCGCATATCATTGGAATTTGAGAATCGTTACCGAAAGCGCAATACTTGCAACATTTGCCCAATGCCTGCGGCCACCATGTTGCAAAACATTGTCCGTGCGCCATCGTCAATTGAAGAGCAAGTAAAGTCGGCAGTTGCAGATTCCCTTGAAGCCGGTTTACCACGAGGCAAAGTGATTGAGCTCCTCCAACACAGGAGGCAACGGAGCAAAAAGAGTGAGCGTTTTTAAACGCGTCGTGCAACTGGAGCAGTTCGGCGACTGGCAGGTATTCTTTTCCAGCCATCTAGTTCTCCACGTCGCCGCGTCGAAGATGAAGCAAGACCTGGCTCTCTTTGATGCGGTGCTGCACCTGTACTGCAGCGGAAACGGAAGATCCGAACAAATCGGCCTTGATTTCTTGCAGTTCGTCGATGGTCGGCTTGCGGTCTTTCCGCGAGATGCAGCAGACGATCCATTCTTCCTCGCGGTTTACAGATCGAATTTCGATCTTGACGTCCTGCCCGTTCATCCGACGAGACAGATCAAGTTCTCTTGGGTCTACGCCGGTTCTCTTGTAGTATTCCGGGATTTTGTTCTTTGTCATATGGTCCTTTCACATTGGCATTGACTTTTGCGACAGGCAAAGCAAATGACGTTGTCTGTCGTCTCATCTGATTTTTGTTGGAGGAACCGGCGCGCCAGTTCCATCGAGGTCACGCAAACCCTTAGGACGTCATCAAGGTTTGGCTTGTCGCAAGCCCTGGCCGAGTCAGAGCGTAGCCAGTCGAAAAGCTGGCCATCCCCGAAACCTTCAATACCGCTCTCGTCCATCAGAGCGGCAACAACATCGAAGCTGTTCGACCTGTTCACGGCCTGGAGCCATTGAGATAATTCCGGCCGCTGGCCGTTAGCAGGCCGTTTCCAAGCTGGTCCAGCTTGATGGCAAGGCCTTCTCGCCAAATCCGGTCGGCCATCACGATAGCCGTATCGAAGTCTACTCCGGCCCGAACAAGGGCCTGGATCGGGTTGCTGTTTTCGGCGATGGCAGAAACTGCCACTCGTCGAAGGGTCTGCTGGGTATCCATTTTGGTACTCTCCTAGTTCTTTTAGATGGCCGGGTGGAATGGATGAAATTTGTCGCAAACGTGGAACTGGGCAGTTTGAACGCCCGTTTTAGCACACACCATTTGAGGATGACCCTTATCGCAAAAAACGCAATGATCGCAGAATTTTCCCAATGCTTTGTTCCACGCGTCACACGCTTGATTCTTCAGATCAAAAACCTCATGTTCAGTTGGTTCGTCTTGTCTCAATACTGTAGGGTCTAGAGAGTCCGCGATGTGAAAGCCTACCGGTATATCACCCTTTGTCACAAAACGCCCCCACTTCGGGTTTGTATCGGATATAACAAAAACGAACTCGGGTTGACACGTTTCAGCTTTGTGGGATTCAACCCGCTCTGACAAACAATGAACACAAAACCCGGAGGCACTCTTGGTTTTTCGTCCGCAGTGCTTGCAATCCCTCACATCTTTTCGAGGTTGCGAAAAATGTTTTGGACCTTTAGCTTTGCCAGATCGTGCGGTAGTGGATCTGTTTTCGGGAACTTCGGGACCTCTACCGCGACAACTTGGGCACTCAACGCAAGCCATGTAATCAAGGGCCATTCCCATACCGTCAAATACGAAGACGTTCAAATCGCCGCATCCGCAAAACGGGCATCGATTCAATTTTCGGTTCAAGCAAGGCAAATGATTTCGCATTTTTACACCAGACTCTCTGACTTCATGCACGGTCTCTTCCTTTCTGGGCACGGGAATGCCCGGGCATTGTTTTGAAATAAGAGCCGGACCAGGAATCGAACCTGCACAGTCCAACCAACCCATGTGGCAAAGCCCGAATCGAACGGGTTCTCAAAGGGCACCAAGCCCACTATCCGGCCAAGATGCTTGCTGGATGAGGGATTCGAACCCCCGACCGACCGGGTAGAAACCGGTTGTTCTTTCCTCTGAACTAACCCAGCAAGATGCTTGCGTTGACCACCGTGCAAGCCCGATGCAGTGACCCTTTGCTCTTCAGTGTTTAATTGATGAGTTCCAGGCCGGTCGTTTTACTGACAAGGTCTGTCTTTGCCAGTTGGCGCGGGAAGCCTGAATCAAACAGGCTCTTCCGAAGAAGTCACCAGATCCCACATGCTTGCCGCCATCGGAGGGAGGCGGATATGCACGCCAGTTCTGTTCACGTTTAGCTATGAACCGAACAGACTTCCCGCTTACGTCGGGCCATCGGACCACTTGCGGCGGTCAGTCGTCCTTGGAGTGACATCCTGAGTTCCACAGGATTGGGAGGAAACGTGAGAACCTCTTGGGCGCCAGGTAATTAGCCTGTTCCCCACACTCCTAAGGTTACCAGGAGTCACCGTGCTTCATGAGCCTCTTTACGGCTCAGAACTTTTCCGTAAGCTTCCGCAAGTTGTTCCAGGCACTCGCGGGCCAAGCAAATCTTCTTTTCCAAGTTCTCAAGGTCGGTGTGCGTGAACGGGCACGGACCATTGAGAATGTCCTTGAATCGGACAAGGTCGGCTTCGACTTCTGACAGTCCGATGAAGCGCAAGCCCCGGGGCAACACGGACGCCCTCCGGATCTCGACCAACCTAAACGGAGTTGGATTCATTTTGGCAGCCTTATCCATGTTGATTTGCTATCTCGATTTCAATTTCGGACACGGTCGACATTATAGCGTGAATGGTTTTTGGGGTAACTCCCGTTTTGAACCATTGGTAAATGATACACTTCGCTTTACCGGCCCTGATGGCAATGGAATTGAAGCTGTAGCCGAGAGAAACCAAGTTTCTGAGTCGTTTCTCCTGTTCCAATGTCGGCTTTGAAGATCTGTTTTCGCTAAACGCATACTGGTCGTTTAGTTCAGTCAGCCGAAAAGAATTGTTCCTTCGCTTCCCGTTGTAGCCGGGGAATAGTGGCGCCTCAGGCTTTTTCATTTTGATTCACCTCCAAACCTGTATAAGGTCAAAATGTAGTTTGCCAGCAACTGAACATCGTTGGAGGTATTTTGAAGTTCGTTCCATTTTCTCTCAGATCGCGGACCGAAATTCCAGTAGCCTTCTCTCCATCTACACTCTGGTGAGATTTTTGATATTTCGTCTAAAAACTGGTTTTCGCTAGGGATTTCTGGACGAAATCGATCACATATGGTGTCCATCAGGTACCCAAGGGTGATGACTCCGGCCCCATGTAGAAGTCTCGAATACCTGGGTTGCAATCCCCAAGAGTCGGGGAAGGCCCTTTTAACAGCACTCCAAAATGTTTTAACCACAGACACAGACTGTTCAAGATCGTGTCTAAATCGAAAAAGAACCCCATCAGAAATGCTATTTTCTACCATCTTCATGATGGAGTTGTCCTTGACTATTCCACTCAAGTTTGTGGCGGTGCAAATAATACCATGAAACGGGCTATCTTCGTCTCTATTAAGACGTTCTACGAAGTGAGCCGGTATTTTTTTTCTTTCCAAATGGACAGGCAGGGTTGAATTTGTATGGGGGAGCAACTCATGTATCAGTCCCCTTGGAAGGGGCTTTGTCGAGTTTACCAGGATGAATTGCTCTTTCTGTTCATTGTAGTCTTTTGTGACAAAGGCATTTACAATCACAAAAAATGAAGATCTAGAGCACTCTCTGAGTGCGCCCATCCTTTGCTGCCCATCTACGACCCAACCCGGTTTTTCTTCTTCGTCAAGTGGTATACGAAGAAATCCATGAGACACTCCATTGCCAAAGTCTTTCTTCGAATGAAAAATGACATTTTCACTGAAAGCAACGACAATAGAATTAGGCAATATAGCTGTATCGCTGTTTAAATAGTTAGAGATTCCTTCTATATGTTTTCTAATCTCGGGGCGCTGATATCCGGATAAATTCAAGTCTTCTCCTCGCCTTATCCGTGACACTGTACAGAAGTGTCCCAAAGTTTTTCCATCTACAGGGAAAGTGTATATCTTTCTTTTTCCCTGCAGGGTTTCAAAAGCAGGCAACTCAAGGCATCCTGTCATGGGATTGGTGCTCATTTTGGGGTCCTTTCTCTGTCGGCCCGAATGCGCGCCGCAGCGATCTTGACATACTCCTCGGATAGTTCCGAGCCGATGAAGTTGGCCCCGAGCCGGTCGGCCGCAATGGCCGCTGAACCGATTCCGAACCACGGGTCAACCACGGTATCGGTATGATCCGCTCTGCTGGCCGACAAGCAAAAGCTGGCCAGGTCAACCGGGAACGGGCAGGGGTGGAGTCGGCAGGCGTTGTGATCGTGAGGGATAAACCACACGTCACCACGGCAGCGGGTTGTTCGGCCGTGCTTGAAACGGTCGATATTGCTCTCGTCGGCGTAAGGAACGCCGAGTGGGGGGGAATACCGGTCGATCTCGCGGATCGTGAAGTTTCCTCCGATCTCCAGGTGCAGGACCCACTCGAAACACTTGTGGGTCTTGTCCGGGGACTCAACCGGGGAGTATCGCCCCCGGCTAACCTCGGCGCCATCTTCCGACTTCTCGGTGATGCTGGACACCCACATGAATTCTTGGTGGATTGGATATGTCGAAGCGAGCAAGTCTCGCAGTCTACGGTTGCAGTTCACCCAGCAACTGCTGGTATGGGAAACGTCCAGCCGGGAAAACTCGATGAACAGCTGATGGATGTCGCCAAACCACTTTGCTTCAGGTTGCTTGTCGGAGACACCCTTATAGGGTTTCCCCAGGTTGTAGAGCGGAGAGGTCACGATATGAACCCTCTTGCCGGTCAGCCTGGATCTCCAGTCAACCTTCAGGTTGTCCGCGTTGAGGAGCTCAATCACAGATCAACGCGTTCTCGACTGTGGCCAAGTCTTTCCTAAGGTGGTCTCTCCTGATTTCGAGAAACCTTTCATCCGAGAAGCCATCAGTCAACTCAGACACTTTTACGCCGAGGCTCTCCGCCATCCGTCGGGCCAGAGCCATGGAACAATCCTGTCGACCGTTTGCCAGCCGACTGATGAATTGAGGTGTCGTCCCACACCTTTCTGCTATCTGCTCGTTTGTGAGCGATAGAGCCGAACGGACTTGAGACAGCCCCTTTAATCCTTGTGGTTCATTCATTTAAACTCTTAGGTCATAGATTCTGAACCTGTGTGGTTCAGTGGATTGACCGCACAGGTTTTGTAGCATACACCTTAAAGGTATGTCAACCCCAAAAAATTAATCGAACTTGCCGAAACCTCTCTGTTTATGGTGTAAGAACCTTGAAGGTATATGCTACTTAAACAAGGAGGTATATGGATGGCTAGAAAGCTGGACAAAGAAAGCGTTGTGAGAAAAGCAGTGGCAGAAAATGTGCGGTTCATTCGAGCCGCAAAAAAACTCCACCAAAAGGACATCGCCGACATCGTCGGCGTTGCCCAGCAAATCGTTGCCCGATGGGAGCGCGGTCTGGCGATGCCAACACCAGAGAACCTGGAAAGGCTGGCCTGCAAGCTTGGCCTCTCCCTTTCTGGTTCTACAAAGAGAACAGCTTTGATGACGGCATGGTGCTTCTGCCCAAGGATGACGCCTTAAAAATGAGCCGGGTCTACAACGCTTGGGCCAAGACTTGAGATGGCATGACCTTCGCCACACCTTCGCCAGCAGGGCGCTTCAAGCCGGGGCCAAGATTGAGCAGGTCAAAGCGATGCTTGGCCATTGCAGCATCAAACAAACCGAGCGTTACTGCCACTGGGACAACGATCACGTATGGCCGGCAGCGATGGCCGTTTGCTCGTTTTGCCCTAAGGGCTTGTCCGCCGGGCAACATCCTGCTAGTCTTGTTTGAGCAGGGGCAAAAGGCCCCGATAGGAGACAAGCATGATCATCAACCCCAGGAGCCTTGTTGTTGAGGCAACCAAACACCACCCGGCCGGAAGAGAATTTTGGTTTAACTCAAAACATTGGTCGGGGGAGGAGAATTTTTGGCTAAGGCTCCTGGCCTTTTGGCGGTGCCATCAGGCCATCATAGTTCTCGAAGGGGATCACTCTACGGCTGGCCCGCTACCAACGGAGTTCAAAAATCGCCTGGTCGACTTTACTTGGCCGATCTACGTCGCCGACAACTCGGCAGACTGGGGATGCTTCGCGTGGTTCGGAGACCGATCTGTTAGGGACGGGAAGATTGGTCAATGCGGGTTGAAGAAGTGGCAATTCTGGATGCCGACCGGCTGGGGAGAAGACACTCTGAGCGGGGAAGAAATCACAGGACAGGCTGGAAAAGAGAAGGCCCTGAAAATCGTCGGCCGGATAATGCGAGCGACGGAATTCAAGGCCTACAACTCAGAAGCCAACCGAATCGGGAACCCGATTGACGCGGTAGAAGCCAGCCAGATAACAACGGATGACTGGCGAGGGGGAAGGTCTTGGAACTACTTCAACCCTGGCCAGGCACCAAAGTGGGTGGTGTGGCCTTGGTCAGTAAGTCCTCAAGAAGCTTGACTACTAGTCGAGTTTACCTTTTGGGTAGTAGACCTGCAGGTAAGCGGTAAATCCAAGACGCTGGACGTTGTGAATGATTTCGACAACCTTCTCATTGTCCTCATTCTGCAGTCGGATACAGCCGTGAGTTGCCTGCCAACCCTGGCGCAACTCGAAAGGGTTGGCAAGGCCAGACCCGCCACCGTGCACGCTAATACCGCCCCGGCCGTTACCCGTTTCTTGACCTTCCAGATCGATCAAGTCGATGCAGTAGTTTCCGTACGCCGCTTCCCCTCTGGTGTCAAAAATTTTACCAGCCTTGTAGAGCCCCGGGGGAGTATCACCGTTTGTGGTAGTCCAGTCTGGATGTTGCCCGAAGCAACGGGCCTCGCAACTGAACACCTTTCTCCCGTCTCTCTTGTAAACTTCAAGCGTCTTCGCCTCTCCATTTACCACGATATGGACATCGCCCGAATTCATCATGTCTTTGATGCTTCGAACTCCGGTCGCCGGTTTTTTAGCCATGCCATGCACCTCTCTTCTTTTCATAGTCCTGTTCCTGTCGCCGCTGGCTTTGCAACATCCCTTCGAAGTAATCTTCGTGAGAGTTTCTCGGTCGGCGGAGTTCCGGTTCAGTCTCAATTTCCTCACTCTTTGGGCAAAGGGCTGAATGCAACCCCTTTGGTCTCCCGCATTCAGAACAACGACGCCTTTTCAATCGTTAGACCTCCTTAGCTTTGGCAGATCGGAACCGCCCCCGATCACCTCATGCTTGACTTCAAATTTAATGGGAATGTCTAAGGCAGGCTGACTTTCTCGCGGCTGGAGTTGCTCCATGTTTTCTTGGACCATCTTTAGAGAAGAGGGATGCTCCATCTTCTTCTCCGCCGGGGAGGCCAAGAGGGGGGCGACCTTTTCGAGTGCCTGCTCGGCCAAATAGTTCAGGGCCGCAGCCCGCACCAGGACGACTATTTGGCCAACTTGAAAGACTTCAGGGCCTGGTAAACCCCTTCTACCAGGACTTCGCAAACCTGGAGGTCGGCGTCACCAGGGATGTCAAGGTTTGCGTCTTTCAGCAAAGACAGAAGGTGCTCGGCCGCCACTCGCTTTTTCTGTCCGTTGTCGGCGTCTCGAAGCAGGTTGGCTACCTCGATTGCTTCAGCGACAAGGGGGAGGACTTGCTCCAGCTTGGACAGGTAAGGTCGGATGTTGGCCGGTAGGGCTTTATATAGGATGTTCTCGACAAGGAATTTGATAACGAGTGCGACTAGCTTTTCCATGGCTCTCCTTTTTTCTCTAGCCCCAGAGGTATTCGATTGCGCGGCGGGCTAGACTCCGCGACTGGTGGCGCGAGATGCGTTCCATCGCTTCCCGCAGTTTTCTGGTTGTCTCCTCAAGCTGAAACTGGCAGGACGCCAGACTTTTCTCAAGGTGACTGATTTTTTCCAAGAGGGTGGCCTCATGACGCTGAAACTGTCCGACCTGATCGCGCAACTGTTGGCACTCAGATCCGAGAGAGTCCGCTTTAGCCTCCAGGGCTTGAAGGCGCTCCTCTCTAGACCTGGCCCAACCGGCCATCCATCGAGCACCGGCCCAACTGGCCGTTCCAACCGCAGCGACAAAAGTAACGTCGTCCATTATGTGGTAGACTCTTTTGCCCTACTGAAATCAATCTTCGTTCCAGCCCAAGTTCGCTCTCCACCAGAAATCAACACCTGGTGCAAGCGTTGGATTTGGTCAAAAAATCCAGGCAAATACTCATTGTCGATAGAGTCAACCCCTAAAGAGCGCAATTTACCCTCGTGTCCTATCTCCGACAAATACAGTCTAAATTGAGAATCGCTGGCGTCATCTCCGATTTGTGCCAGGCATCCGACTACGGACACCTTCCTGGTTATGTACTCGCCGATACCATCGTCCCATACTGGTACCTCTAAAAATATCATTGCTGGCCTCCCTCCTTACCATGTTCTTACCATGTTGCGTGAGCGACGCGCCGCCAAGTGTTGGTGGCTACACAGATATAGATATAACTGGCGTCCCAGGCCCACTGGCCAGCAGTGCCGGTGGCTGTTGCGCTTGCAGGGGTAGCGGTTGGAGTTACCACAGGCACGGTAAAGGTGGCCACCGTGCCAGACACGTTAAGGCGGCTCGTCCCGTTGGTGCTGAGCACTATCGCGGATCCGGTGGGTGCATTGAGTTGCACTCCGCTAGCTGTGCCTACAATTTGATTTGAGCCAGCAGTAGCCGTATACGAATTGCCAAGAGTCACCGGAGCGGAAAGCGATATCAGTGAGGATTGAATCAGTCCAACAACGGAGTTGTTGACGCGGATTGAGTGGACGCCGCCAGTCGGGACGTTGTAATACACACTGGCCCCGCTGCCACATACCCCAGTGACAGAGCCGAGGGCGCTTGGATTGCCGTATTTGCCGATTACCCAATTGCCATCGGCAATCGAGCCTAGCGCTGATCCAATACACAGGTTCAACTGCCCGGAAACCAAAACGTTGTGAGTCTTGGCCGTTGGGCAGTTGTAAATGACACTCCCGCCTGCGACAGTCCCACCACAGGTAATCCCTGGCTGCGCATTGGCGCCCGCTACCCCGTATCCGTAGAGCCCGAGTGCGAAAGCGCTCGAGTCGACCTGCCCGTATCCAGATCCTGCGCTAAGGCCCGCAGGAAGATCGGAATTGAGAAGGGCTCGCCAATTTGAACTTCCGTCCAGAAATTTGCTTGACGCCGGGGAACCGGAACCCAAACGGTCCGGGGCCACGGTTCCGCTGGTAATGTCGGCTCCAGAATGCTGATGAGTGGGTAGGTCTCCTGCCTGAATCGGGCCGTTGACAAATGCGGTTCCATTGGCCCGAAGGAAATGGCCAGCGGTAGTTGGGGCCGTAGAGTCATCAACATCGGCCATGACGGAAATTGGACCATTCGGACCAGCAGGCCCAGTCGGACCGGCGGGCCCAGTCGGTCCAGTCGGTCCAGTCGGTCCGGTTGGCCCAGTCGGTCCGGCGGGACCAGGGACCCCGACTTCAACGATCAGATCTGACTGCTCGAGTACGATATCGAAGTCCATCAGGATACCTCTAATGTAAAATGGAACAGGGGCTTGTATTCACCCCCGCTTGGAATCTGTGCCAGAACCTGGCAGTAAACAAGGCCCCGAGCAAACAGAGTGGTGTCAGAGGACGAGAATTTGAAACAACATCGAGCGCCGCTCATGGTGATGTCGCACTTCGACGGGTTCGCGGCGGAGTCAAAAGCAACGAGGGGGGAGAGAGACAAATCAGGGGAAGAGAATACCTTGATTCCCCATTTGCTTCCGGCCATATTCAGCGAGTCGGACCTTGACCTAGCCGTGATGGCAAAGTCAAAAGATACGCCGCGAACGGCCTCCTTCGCCTGGCTCCCTCCATACCTGAAGAATCGCAAGCTAATTCCCCCCTAAATGAAAATGGCCGCTATCTGCGGCCTGAATCGAGCGGGAGGAACCAGCCCTTTTTTTCACAGAAGGAACATAGCAGTGAAGAAATCCGGTGTCAACTCACAACGGTAACGAAGTAGTCCGAACCGAACTGACCTCCGTCTATCCAAGAAGCGGAATCACCAACCACCACTAGAGTTTCAAGCTTATGCTTAGAGTCTGGAATGGAAAGCCCAGCGGTGAACCACCGGTTCACAGTCGGAACCTGGTTGTTCGTAGAGAACACCAACTGGATACGGTTACACACGCTTGAATTCTCTTGCCGATTTTGGCAAAGGTGAGACCACTGGATCCAGGTTCCGGATTCGAATGGAGCGCCTTTCCCCATCGAAAGACAGGATGGGCTGGCATACTGATCAATGACCCTGCTTAAAACCGGGTCGGCTTCAGGGTCAGTTTCCGTGTTATAGGTAGAAAGGTCTTCCGTCAGCATGACTCTTTGCAAAACGGTCGCTGGGTTGGAATAGTCCCGAACTTCAATCACCGGGTATGGCAAGTTCTCAAGGTTCCCATCATCATTGAACTGAGAAAACCAATCCCTGACGACCAGCACAACCTTACTGGACGGGATCGGGACGATCTGCCAAACATTAGCTAAAGCCCCGCGATCAACAGAGGAAGTTCCGCCGCCGATAACCTGCGGTCTAAAGTATTGAGTAATATCCAAGTCTATAATCTGTTCACCGCCAGGACCAGTGCAGCACAGACGAAGGATTGGGTGATGGCTAGGTAGGCCTACGGCATGAGCGGTCCAGTGAGTCACGCGATCCGTCCATTGTCCACACATATACTCGAACAACGGCGGCAAAAAGGTTTCAGTATGGCTCACATACTGGGCCTGTAGGCGAAAGTCATCCAGAACTGGTCCAGACTGGGCCATAAAAGCATGCCATACGCGTTTGTTGGAGTCCTCGCAGATACACCCACCAACAGGGTCGAGCCGCCTTGTGTGCTGGTTTACTGGCCATGAAAGTTGCGGTCCCAGTTCCCCAAAGCCAACGATGGGGGGGAGAGGGAGAAGACAGGGGTGTCCGGGAGAAAACCAGTCGTAAACAGGGCCAATCCATGCGCCACAGGCGGAGGGTTGGAACTCGGCTCCAAATCCGCTTCCCCACCCCGGACCATGCCAGGGGAATACAATCGCAGTAAGAGTGCCATACACTGGGTTATGATTTTCAGGGGGGTCCTGCGGGTTGGAAATAGAGCAGCTCGGCAAATCAGTGACTTCCACCGGTTGCAGACTCAGTGACAGTGCGTTCGCAAATCCGCTATAGGAAAAACTGTCAGAGTAAAATTGATCGACCAACCCCCTGTAGGAGTAATACTGCACCCCCTCCGTCCCTGGGATAGGTTCAGGGTGAAGCGACAGCCAACCGTTCAGCGCGCTTTCATCCACCACGTGACTAGCTGCGTAGGACCAATCCTTTCGCCAAGCGATGTTTCCAGTCTTGAGGTCGATTGCACACAGGCATGCGCCATGCTCTTGCGTCCGAGCATCGTCTTCTGATGTGTTGGCCGCCCCGCACATATTCGAACTGCTTGAATTGTCCTGGTAAAGTTGCAGAATCACATTGAGTTTGCCATTGATCATTTTCCGCGATCCAGAAAGCCAAAAAATCATGGTGCCGTCTGACGTGATCGGCCATCGTCCCTCTGGGCAGATAGCGTCTCCTCTGATCTCAACGGCGGATGTCGCAATTTGCAGTCCTGGAAGAAGATCTTGTGGGTCTATCCCCCAGATCGAGAAGCTTTCGCCGTCAAAGACGAGCCCAACGAGATCAGGATGGTCCTCTTCTCTTCCCGTAGTCCCGCGCCGAGAGTGCCACCCTTTTACAAAGGTGCTTTTTCCAGCGGTACACTGGCTAAGCAAAACCCCGAGACCATATCCTTGACCGAAGCTTCCATCCCTGCCGACTAGAGACACAGACTTCCTGGCTTCAAGCGTTCCATGGCCTACAACCCAGAAAACCTTGGATTCGTCATCGTAAGAAAGCCATGTCTGGGAAGCCCCGACGGCGTTATCCTGTGTTCCCACCCCAGGGATTGGATATGCTTCCCCGATTTCATAGGCCCAAAGCGTCGTTCCATCTAATAGGTGAGCAGAAAGGATGTTTTGCATATTTCCATCTCCAGCATCCGTGCGAGAGTAAACAGCCAAAGCCGCAGATTCACTGTTCGGCAAAGGGAACGCTACCAATCCCAAGAGGTCGGCTCCCCCGACAGAAGGCACTGGCGCAAAGATGAGTCCAGCAGGGGATTCAGCCATGGGAGCTCCGGAAATCTCGGAAAGATGAAGAAGACTCAAAGGGCCTTGAGAAGTAGGCCAGTGTTGAAGGACCATGGCCGATTTTTTCGGACGATAGACTCTTGGCGCGCTCGATTGTAACCCAATGGCTACGGCCAGCCTGGAAGACTCCTGGAGGGAGAAAGCCACGGGGATCGCCATACTCCCCGGGTGCCCTCCGACGAGAGCCGCCCTGACCTCCTGACCGTGAAGATCTACGACAGCGGCTGAACCCTCAACCCTTTTAAGCAAACCCCAGGCAGGCTTCACTTCGAAGTGTACCCGCCAACCCCAAGGATCACCTTGTTGCCGTTGATGTTGAGCATCGTAACGGCGGATCCACTATAAACGGGTCGAGAAGCGTTGGGCACCATGGAATAACTGTCGCCGGACGCTGAAACAGAATAGCTTCCGTCAAGGTTGGTCGAGTCGACCGAACCGAAGCTGAACACCATTGGATCCGAGTACTGATCGGGATACATCAGGTGAAGGTTATCAGATTCGCCTCAACATGGGAAGACACAACCTCTGGACTCCCTTCCCACCCAATGGAACCGACTTGAGCGGGCGGCATGTCTTCCCCTCGAAGCCGAAGACTGAGTTTTTGCCCAATGCTTCCAAACACGAAATGGCCCCAACTGGCGGAGTAGGTGCAAAAGTTCCTGTTTCTCTGCCAAAGGTAGTCCGGAAGGTGAGCCTGGGCGTAAGCTTCAGACTCGATGAGCGGCTCAACCCAAACTTCCTCTGCCGGCCACTCGTTACTGCCAAAGAACTTTGAGAACCCGGGGCTTGCCTTCTTCTGCTGTATCACGTAGGGGATACCGGAAACACCTAAGATGGCATCAACCGTCTCGCCGGTCAGTTGACCAAGAACAGACTTGTAAACGCTCACACCAATATGGGTGATTGGAGGGTGACCATTGAAGGGCACGGTCGAGATCAAATTCTGAGCGTTAATGCCCGAAGACCTCAACTCGATCAGCTTTCCATCCTTACGGGGATCGCCGTTCCACATGGAAATCATGTCGATCCATCCATCAATCGACTTGTCTTGGAACTCGCAGCGCAGGAATCCGTAGGGAAGTTGAACGGTGTGAAAGTCGGCGGTCGAGAACCGAAACTCAATCGCTTCTGAAACAATGCGAGGTTTTTCAATCCTCAATCCAGTTACATGAGCATTCTCATCCCAGTTTCGATCCAGGCTTCGGCAAGCCGTTCTTGGGAAAGTCCCCTGTATCGCTGTCGCTGGGGAAAACGATATAGACCCGTCTTCACCTACCACAAAGTCCATCCCCGCAGCGGCTCGAAAAAGGTTGATTGCCTCCAAGGCTTTCTTCTGTTTTGCCTCCTCAAGGTCAACCTGAAAGCTCGGCGGGTTTCGGAGTGTAACGCCAGTACCAGCAACGATATCACTCAAACTGGCGACAGAACTTTGGTTCATGAACGTTGGCCAGCTTTGGCCAGGTTTTGCCAGCTTCTTCAGGGCCCAATCGACCAGGGGGAATTGAACATCGCTCGATTTTCTTGCCGAATGGCTATCCCTATGAGCCAGCCTGGCCATCTTCCCCGTCAGGTAAGAGGTTCGAGTCCCGTTGAATTCGTCTTCCATATAGAACCTGAACTCGGTGAATTTGGAAATCGAAGAGGGGTTGAGCTCGGAGTATTTTAGAGTGACGCTACCAGACCATCCCTCATTCCTCTTGTTGTAACAGGAGAAGCTTTTCATCTTGTGCTCTTGGCCGTCAACCAAAAGCTTCGCCGAGAACGATCTTCTTCTCAAGAAGTGGAAACTAGACGGGGCGCCCGGCCCAGTAGTCACGACAGAGAGAATCAGGCTCATGCTCGCATTTAGGAAAGTCGAAAAAACCTCAGAGGAGCGGGCCGATACAGAAAACCCTCGAAGAGTGCTGTAACCATCGGACGCGGACGCGGAAAAGAAGAAGGTCCGAATCTGAGAAGATGACATGGCCGCCTCAAACCCGGAAAAAACAGATCGAGACATCCTCGCCGCCGCTTCGAAGTATGTGGTCACCTCTGGCACTAAACGCGAACCCCTTTAAACACCGGCCGGATCTTGAAGATTCCCCGGGCTGGCATGGTCGGCTGTTCTCTGTGTCTACACCAGATCTTTCGATACTTGGTATCTTCGATCAATCCAACGGTTAGAGCGGTTGCCTCGGTGTTGCAACGAGAGTATGACAGTCCGGGGTTTGTCGAAGGGTTTGTCACTTCGACAGTGTCATTCTGAGTTGAACTGACCGCAAAGTCTAAGTCTCCATGGATCTGCGGGTAGCCAATCGGCATTTGCCCGATAACATCTCCGGCAGTCGTTCCGCCGTGCCCGTGGTAGATGTTGCCAGCATTTGAAACCGGAAGACTAGTCGAAGCGTCCAGCAGTTCGGAATAGAGGGGGCGGGTTGCGTTTTGGACACCGGATACCGGGGTCGTCCCGTTCAAGATCACGTCCTCAACAAAGACCGCGCTCCCGACCTTGTAGTAAGTGCGGACCTTCTTCGTGTTGCCGTCAGAAGCCGAATCGGACCAGAACCGAGAAACCGCGCTCGAACCGGGAACAGAGTAAAGGTTGACCACCCAGAACTTTCCGGAAGTGTAATCAGAGCCCTCATCGTTATAAAGGCACACCGGAACGAACTCCTGGGCGTAGTCAGCATCGACCGCCCCGGTCTCCGGCGCCGGAAGTTCAAGGAACCATTGATCGGTCGTGCTTCCATCGACGATCACTTGAGGGTCGGCCTTTCCCCCCCCGATGGGCCCGGCCTGGGTCATTTTCTCACACTTCAGCAACAGCATCTTCTTGATCTCCTTACACGTAGTTCAAAGTATCTGGGTCGGGGAAGTCTTGAATCAATGACATCCTGACGTTCCACAAGGTTGCCCCCGCTGCCATCAGCGATCGAGAGAAACTTGAGGGAAGACCGGAAACCTGGCGCCCGGCTCGGTCTTCGAACTCCACCGTATCCGCTTGCTTCAGGCACGCCTTACGGTAGTTCTCCGACTCATCCCAAGTCAAATTAAACCCTTCCACCTGGACGGTCCACCGGGGGGCTGGGCCGGGGTAAACGTCGACCGCCCCATACTTTCCGGATTCTGTCGGGATCTCGTCTTCGAAGATCAAGTTCCGCTGGATATCGTCCGACGTCGAGAAGACCCAATACTTGTTGGGGTATTCTCCATCAGGTTGAGCCAAAACAGCCATCTATCGATTCCCCTTTCCGAGAAGTTTGTTTCGCGCGCTTGAGACTAGAGCCTTCGCGAACTGCTCCGCCTTCTGCTTCACCACGGGGTCCTCCGTGTTGATATTCCCGACCGTCACGGATATGGAACCGCCCGGGTTCAGCCCAGCCTGCTTTTTCACAAACGGGTCAGACTGAGCGGCTCCTCTTCTCTGGGAATCCTGACGATTTCGTTCACCTTCTTCAATGTCTCGCTGAACGGTATTGCGGATCTGCGAAACAGATCGAGGGACAGGGCGGTCGAAGCTGGGCGGGGGGACGTAGAACTGAAGCTGGCTTTCCAGGCCAAGTTCTTCGACCGACTGAAATGGGCTATTACCCCCACCAAATCGGTTCGCCCTCAAGCCACTGAGACGGGCCTGGATGGCTTCCTTCTCCTTGGCGGCCTTATCAGCCGCGTCAACCTCTTTCTGTTGCTCCTGGAGCCGTTTAAGCGTTTCTGCTTCGACGAAGGCGGTGATGCGAAGCTCCGTCCGACGGCGGGCCTCCTCTTTGGACACCCCACTGTCGATCTCGATTCGCTCCTGATCCCGGATCTGCTGAATCTTGTCGGCAAGGACTTGTTGCTCTCCCTGTTTGATCTTGAAAGAGTTGTCTTTCCCGTTGACCGCCTGTTCAGTCTTCAGGAGCTCAATGTTCTTCTCAAAGTTCGACCTGACAATGTCATCGGTCACCTTCTTTTGCTGGTCAAGTTCCTTGGTGATGTCCTTGTTCAGCTTTGCTTCAGCTTTTTTGAGCTCGTTGATTTCACTTCCAAGCTTTTTCTTGTCCTGAAGAGACTTGATCTGTCCGCTCTCGGAAAGGCGCTGCAAAACATCTAGCCCTTGCTGAACAGCCGAAAGCTTCTGCTGATTTGTGACGGCTTCAGTACCGAACTCCTTAGCCTTCTTTATGGCGTTGTCTAAGATTTCGGTTGGGACCGCCCTTTTGGCCTTGTCCCCGGCCTTCTCAAATTCGAGAAGAGCGGACTTGATCTCGTTCTTGAATTCTGGGGACTTCGCAATGACGGAAGCATACTGCTTTTCGAACCCCTTCAGGGTCTGAATCACCGACTGATACCCAGAAGAAACCGTGATCGCCGAGTTTGACCCGTCGGCCTTCAATGCCTCGATCTTTTCTCGGGAGTCCAAGAGGAGGGCTTGAAACTTGGCCTTAGTCCCTGATACCTGCTTATCTCTCAACTGGTCTTCGAACTCTCGAAGCTTACGGCGGATTTGCAGTTCCTCTTCGGTTGTCAGACCCGTGATGGCCAGCAACTGACGAAGCTGGTTGACCTCCGCGTCAAAGTTGCTTTGGTTGAGAATCTTCTTCTTCTCGATGGAGTTCTCGACCGCCCGCAGCCTTTCGGTGATGGCCGCCTTGTCGCCGTCAGCGATCTTTTTGACAAGCTGTTCCTCCGACTCATAAAGGCGCAGAACGGCTTCTATGGCTTTCTTCTGCTCATCCTTGATGGCTGGGTCGATCAGTTTGCCGACAAGGTCTTTCCGGTTCCCCGAAAGCCCAATCTGGGCCAGGTCAGAGTTCACCTGGGCGATTCTCTCCCTGGTTTGGCCTAGAGCGGTCTGAAGAGCCGACTGGTCCTTGGTGTCCGCTGCGTGTCGAATGTAAGACTGGAACGCCTCGGCGGACTTGGTAGCCTTGTCCAAATACTTGCTGGTCTCTTGAAACTCCTCAAGGAACTTATCAAAGCCGAGCCCAGCGGAAGAAGCCTGCCAGTAAGACAACGTCAGGCGCTTGATGGCCTCTTCCACGGCGGCCGCTGTCGGAACCGTCAGGCCGAGCTCCTTTTGAACCAGGGCCATGGATACGTCCAAGTCTTTGTTCGTTTTACCCAGCAAACCCATGGCCGGGTTCAGGTAGTTCACAAAGTAGTCAGCCAGTCCGCCCCGACTGATCAGGTTCTGCACCTGATAAAGAGCCACCAGCTTTTCCCTGTTTGCCTCGATGGCCTGGCGGTTCTTGTCTGCCTCTTTTTTGACGTCCTCGAAGCTCAGTCCGAGGTCTTGAAGGCGACGAACGACTTCAACCGGGGTAAGGCCTGCGAACGCCTGATTCAACCCCTCGGCATACTGGCGGATGTCCTTGCTGGACCGCAGGAGTTCACTGGTCGAACCGGTGACCTGGCGGATAATTTCGTTCAGGTTGCGGAAGTTGTTCGCCGACTCCGTCAAGCTTCGAGCCTGGGCCTTGGTCGTCTCGTCCATTTTGTTGTTGGCATAGTCCTGGTAGAGAACGTAAGACCCAACAACGGCGGCAATGGCCGCAGCAACAGCTCCCAAACGTGCTGCCACATTCGCCGCAAAGAAGGCTTGAGCCGCCCGGGCCGCTCCTCCGATTGTTGCGCTTAAAGTGGCCCAGGAAGTCGCCGCTTGGCCGACCGCCTCCGCTTCAGCTCCGACGGCTTGGGCCGCCTTACCGCTGGCGACAACAGCGGCAGACGAAGCGGCCGAAGTGGAAGCAACAGCAGAGGAAATACCCCCTAGCGACTGAGCGGCCACTCCAAGAGCAAGTCGATTCTGGTTCGCTGCAACCACAGACGTTCTAGCTGCGGCAGCGTTCGCGGCATTGATTGCCAGGGCGGCTTCAGCGGCCTGGTTTCGAATCTCCGTGTAAGTTCTGGCCAGGCTGACCGCCCCTGAAGCTGCGGTAAAAAAGGCGGCTCCGGCCAGAGAGGTAGCCGCAACGACGCCAGAAACAGCGGCACCCGTGACGAGGAAAAGGGCTGTCGCCGTTTTGACCGGAGCAGGAAGAAGCTCGAACTTCTCGGTGATCGTGGTCAAGACTTTTGTGACGGCGGTTGCCAGCGGAATCAGCGAAGTTCCCACCGAAGCAGAAGTCCGCTGAATCGCATCCCCGAAGTTCGACAAGGTCCCGAACAGAGTCTTACTCTGGCGCTCGACAGCGTCGCCATAACGAGTCTTGATGATTTTTTCTAGGGCTTCTCTCGCTTTGTTCAGGGAAGCCGTCGTGTTGACCACCAGGCCTTCGGTCTTGTTGGTCTCGACCCCAAAACGCTTCAGGTCAATGGTGGTAATGCCGAGCCGGTTTCGAAGGCTCTCGTATCCTTCAAGAGAACCGGAGTAAGCCCGGCCGAGGATTCGCGCCACGTCCTCGATCCTCTCGCCAAAAGCGGCCGCCAGGTTCGCCGAGAGCGGCAAAACCTTCTGAGAAGACTGGCCGAAGGCCTCAATGAGGATCGTTGCCTGAACGATTGACTGGACGTCATACGGGGTCTTGGCGGCAAACGAAAGCGCCTTCTGGAAAGACCGGTCGGCCGCTTCGGCGCTTCCGGTTACCGACTGAAGCTTTGCCTGTAGTTGCTCAAACTGGGCAGCCACGCGAAGAACGTAAAGAGAAGCCCCCGAAAAAATAGCGGAGATACCAAGGGCGGCCTGCCCGACTCTCTCCAGCGCGTCCGAAGCCGAGAGACCGAACCTTTCAAAAGCCTTCTGATACTGTGAACCGCCCGCTCCTCCGCCAGCAAGCAAGGCTTCAGCCTTTTTCTGGGCTTTTTCCTGCGCGGCAGCTTGCTTCAACGCCTCTCTCTCGGCTGTTTCGGTAGCCTTTTTCTGGGCCTTTTCTTGCGCGGCAGCCTGTTTTAATGCCAGTTTTTCTGCAGTTTCTGCGGCTTTTTTCTGGGCTTTTTCCTGTGCAGAAGCTTGTTTTAAGGCCTCCTTTTCAGCAAGAGCAGTAGCCTTTTGGGAAGCCTTTTCCTGCGCTTTAGCCAGGCGCTGGGCTTCTTTTTCCGCATTTTCAGCCGACTTGGCAGCAGTTTTTTCCTGCAATTTAGCCAGACGTTGGGCTTCTCTTTCGGCGGCAGCAGTAGCCATCTCTGCCGCCTTTTCTTGAGCCTTAGACCTTCTTAGAGCCTCTCTTTCGGCCGCAGCAGTGGCCTTTTCTTCAGCCCTCTGTTGAGCCAGCGATTTCCTCTCGGCATCTTTTTCCTCGTTGCGGGCAAGCTTTTCCGGTTCAGAAACAGCCTTTGACGCCGCTCCCCTTTCTGAAGCTTTTTTTGAAGCTTCAGCCAACTGGTTTGTCTTGTCTACGGCGTCTTTAATGGCAGAATTCAGTTTTTTGTAGTCTTCTTCTGCCTTTTTGGCCGAATTCGAGCTCTGGGAAAGAGCGGCCGACTTTGCCAGGTCCTCCGTGGAACGACTAACCCCCCTGACCAAGCCAGAGAGGTTTTTGAACTCTTCTTTGATTTTCGAGATTACCTCGCCGACCGACGAAGAACGCTGGGCGAGGATCTTAAGTATTACCGGAATTTCTGGCATTTATCTTGGCCTGCCTCTCTTCCCAAAGCTCCTTTTGGGTTTTTCGGGGCTTGGTTGATTCAGAAGAGTTCCAACGCTCTTTCTCTCGACGGTCAAGATCTGACCAGTCTTGTTCCTTCCAGCGGTAGCCGTCGGCCAACAACTGGAGGTTCATTAAAAAAGTCCTCTGACGGCGAAGGGCGTCTTCATAGTGCTCACAGATCTGCCGCTTACTCCAAAGCTTCCAGACCTGTTGCAGGGGGTCTAGGTGGTAGGCTTCTGCGATAGTGCGGACAAGATCGGCCCAAGTTGCTGAGCGGTCGCGGCCGCTGCCGAAATCACCATCGCACACTTTAAGTTTCCCAAGCTGGTCTCGAATTCGTTCAGCTTGTATTGGACATCAGACAGTTCGCGGGCGAAACGGTCGTTGGTGTTCGCGGAAATCCATTCTTCCGTAAGGCTCTGGTCTCGCAATATCGCTCGCCAGAACTCAAGATTTGATCGGCGGGCCGCTTTTGAAGTCTCTTCTGTGGGAGGAATGCCGTTTTCGGCTTCAGAGAGCAACTTTCGCGCTCCCTCGGTCGACCTCATGAATCTTTCGACTTCTTCGGCCGTCATTTCTTTCATGGTGAATTCTCGGTCGCCGATTTGAACCGTTTCAGTGAGAAGAGAGAGAATTTTCATTGTTGGCTCCTTGTCATTGTTGCAAGTTTTCCGGGAAGCCAAGCGAGTGGGGAATCGGGGTTGGTCTAGGCCGCAGCCTCAACCGTCAGGTAACCGATAGGGGCCTCGGGATGCGAGGAGTGAGGCAAGCAATTGAACTCTGCGTCGATCTTGAACCAGTCTTTCTTCTTGAGAGACAGGTTCAAGCTGCCTTTGCCCTGGCACTTCCAGAACTTGAAGGTGAACAATCGTCCGTCGTTCGGGGAAGTATGGATGATCTCAACAACCCGATTGTTGATCGGGCGGTTCAGGCCGAACGGCAGCTTATGGGAGGTTCGCTGCGTTCCGGTAAACTGAACGCGGACCGTGGCTCCCGAAGCAATTGCCCCTGCAGGGTTTCGGAAAACACGGGTTCCATAAGCGTTTGTGACCATGATATAGTCGGTGTTATTGGTGTAAGTGACGTTTTCCGCCACGTTTTCCACCACCAATCCGCTTGCGTTAACAACAGGCAGCTCGAACACTTCGAACGGACTTCCAGCGGGGTCGGGCCCAAATGTGACGGCGTAATCGTCGCCATCCACCTTAGTCAAAGTCCCGCCAGAGGTAACCTCGATGGGGATATTGAGCGAAGCCTTGCTCAAGTTGTCGGCCGTGGCTTCAACCATCGGAATCTTCACCTTGTATTTGTCGCTCAGAGGGATTTGGCCAACGATAGTCAGCGGGATCCCGTCCTCTAACTCCTTGACTTCAACCTCACGCTGAATCTCGATGTCGCCATCGGTGAAACCCACGTCGGCGCCGTCGATCCTAACGAGAGCACCGCCAAGAGTTACGTTTCCAAAGTTTGACATGGAAAAGACCTCTCTTTCTTCTTCTTGCGGTTATCGGATGCGCTGCACCTGACACCGAACTTTCATGCCGCGCGAGAATCGAGCGTCGGGGAACTCCCTCTTATCAATGAGTTCCGCACCGGTCGGGGTGAGCAAATATCTACTGCTTTGGAAAGAAAGCAGGCGCTCGAGTACCCCATCGACTCCATCGGTGGCAAAATCTGAAAAAACGATCTGCTCCAGTCGCTCCTGGGCAGCCAACTGATCGCCTTCCCCAAGAAGGATCAGCACATCGACAACATCCACGGCAGAAAAAGCCTTGGCTCCGGTGGACAGGTCCCGCCGACCATGATCGACATCGAACTCGGCCGATTTCCACATCGGGCCAACGAGCGGGTAATCTTCAGAAGCTTCGGGGAACTCACGGATTGTGCGGATAGAGCGAACTCCGGGAATCCCTTTTGTTTTCAGGTGGGTTGCAATCTCTTGGCAGATCTTGTCGGTTCTCACTTGACCCCCAAGTTTGAGAAGTGCTCGATGGCGAACTTGCTCATTTTGTCGACAAAGTCAGAAGAAACCGGGCGAAGAACCTTGCGCTTTGGAACAACCTGGTAAGAAGACTTGTTATTTTCGTTTCTAAAACGCTTTCCGTCTTTTTGCAGAACAGGGAATCGGCCCCCGGTCTCATGAATGTGAGCGTACGGGATGTTTGATCCGACAATGGCCTCATCGTCTTTCACGATGTGAATACTTCCAAAGCTTCCGGCTTGAGCATAACTGCGGGCCAACGTTCCGGTACGGACCAAAGTCTTCGTCCCGCGAGCGTTCTTGGCCCAACCAGGTCCCTCGGCCAGAAAAGTCTTGATGAACTCCTTATGCAAAAGGAAAGCCCCCTGACTCATCAAGGGGCGAAGCTTCTTGGTCTTCTCGACCAGGTTGTCAAGTTGGACAAACTGGGAGATGTCGATCTCGAACGAGACGCTAATCATAAAAGAACCCCCCAACGCGACGCTGGGCGAACGGCACATAATTGTTGCAGGGGACGTTCACCATGTCGAAAGATGCGGGGAAAGAAGGCTCATTTGAGGGGTGACCGGTCGATCCGGGAAATTCAGGGACGGAAGACGGGGCGACCTCGTAGGTGAGGACCATCTTGCCTTCAGCAAGCATTTGGAGCGCCTCTTTAGCCATCCGGAACAGCTCATCAGCCCCAGCGAGAACCTTCTCTTGGCCTCCCGACATATATTCGGCATGGAGGCACTTGTAGGCCGCCAAATCGGCGGAAATCTCACGAATTTGAACGGGGACAGGACTAAAGGGGACACTGTACCGAGAGCCGAGTATTCCATCGATATAGGCCGAAGCGAACTCCAGCCCATCCGCGATGCGGTTAATGGGGATTTCAGCGATAGAAATCGCCCGCGAAGATACTTTGCTCTCGGTACAGTAGGCCACTTTAGACCACCTGCCAGCGTTTACACCAGTTGCGGTGATAGATGGCTGGGGCGCCGTTGATACCGCAACGGAGAGAAACCCGGGGAGGGTCATCCATGATCTCAGACGTATCGGTGATGAAGAACGGACCTGCTCCGACATCGGCCAGATCTCCGTTCCCTTTGGCCATGCCTTGGATGGCCGGAGTAGAGAGCCACTCGCCAAAAAGGCTCTCTGGGGTGCTGAAGGGGGAGTCCAAAGACTCTCTCTTTGCATCGTTCCGGCCACCAATGATGTGAACTCGTCCATCAGGGATGTAAAGCTGCGTCGTGTCGCTGGCATCCTGGTAGGTGCCATCGTTGATGACGAACTTTCTTAGCCTTACAGTGTTTTGACCGGGGTTCCCGCCGTCGATGATCTTCAAGACCTCTTCGTTCAGGTTGCCCGGAGCCAGACTGTAGAACAGAGGAGTTCCAGCGAATTGCTCCCGCAACTTGTCGCTACGACACATGTGGTTCGCAGTCACTTTGTTCATGTAGACATCAACGTAGTGAACGCCTTTGCCGCGCCAAGAAACGAGTTCATCCTGAAAGTCTTTCACTGGATCGCTGGTCGTGTAAGCGGTCCAAAGATCACCCCCGGAAAACGTCGTTTCAGCGGCTAAGCCGTAATCGATCTTGATGTACTGGTCATCGACCGTTACGCCGCTCGCCCAAGCGTTTTCAAGGGCTTGCCAGCAAGTCCACTCAAGACGGCGATTCATTCGGGTCAGCAACTGCCAACGGCGAATGTACCACTGCTCAAGAGCAGATCTTTGGCGGTCTTTCCCCGTCTGGATGCTGCGAAGCCGGATGATGTCTTTCTCCCCGATTTCTGCGGCATCTTTCCAGTAAGTGGGGCGGAGCATGTGCTCTTCCAACTTGGGAGCAGCAATCAGCTTCGCCTTATTCCCCAGGTAAGACCCTGCGGTCATACCCGTCACGTGACCAAGGATGTCATAGCGAATGACCTCTGAATCCTTTTGTCGAGTGAGGTTCATAGGGAAGAGGTTTTCCATCGCGACATTCGTACCAGAGTCCGAATAGTCGATATGGAGAGAGCGGGCGCTGTCAACTGTTGGCCATGAAACCATTCCTAGAGCCATGACTAGTAGCCTCCTCTGATACGCAGTTCACCTGCGCAAGGATACTTCGCTTGAAGATCGGTCTTCGCAGCGGAGTCTAGACTGACCAAGGCCGACTCGAATACGGTCCCCTCAACCAGAACCATAGCCATAACGTCATCGCTTCCAGAAGCGTCGGTGTCTTCCAGGAGAACAGCGACAGCTACTTCCGTCCCGTTAGAGTTCGAGTTGTTATAAACGGCCAACTGATTGGGAGAAGCCGAAATTCGTCCAAGGACTTGGCCTTTTGCGAGAACACCGGCTCCGGCTTTGATTCGGGCGGCTCGGGCCACCGTCGGTTCACACGGACGAGCAATGAGTTGCTTGTCCGTCCAAGTTTTCAAAAGAGTTGCCATCTACTTAGCCCCCCTAAATTTTTTCTCGATGTCCAGAAGAGCACTCAAGGTTGCATCTTCGTCTGGACTTGGAACCGATTCAGCGGGTTTCGAAGACCGCTCGGCGCTGAACAGTGGCTCCCTACTATCCAGGATCAGCCAATAAGCCTCAACCTGCTTCGGGCTCAAGGTCCGCAATAGACCGATTTCGAGCTCTTTTAGAGCCGGAACGGTCTTTCCGCTGGCCAAGCGCACGCTCCAGTTCGCTTCAAGAACTTTAGCGTTCGCTTCAGCGTAAGCGGCCTCTAATGCGGCCATCTCTTGCTTTCGCATCAAAAGATCGCTGTCGATCTTTTCCAATTCGGCGGCCTTTCGCTTCATTGCATCCTCTTGCGGAGGATTCGACGAAGGAAAGCCTGCAGAAACACTGGTCATCTTTGTTTCCTCTCTTTCCATTTTCGTTTCGGCCAAGGCCGCACGATCTAACTCTTCGATCTCTTTTTTCAGCGAGCAAGCATCAAAGGTGCCAGCAGAAGCTTCAAAAACCAAAGCTTCCGGATTCGCACCCACCGCGCAGAGAGAAATCTCCCAAAGCTCAAGCTCCAAGATGACTCCCAAAATTTTCCCGCCAGCCAAAAGGCTCTTCTCATCATCGGTAAGCTCTGAGAACTCGGTGGGCTTTTGCTCTTCCGTGTCCCAGGCCCAGAAGGCACGCAGAATTCGGCCGCCGATGGAACAGGCTCGAAGAATTCCCTCGTCTACCTGCTTCTTGCACTCTTGGGCGAGAGCGGTTGAGGAGTATTCAGGAGAGAACCACAAGCCAATGTCGTTGAAGCCGTACTCTGCGGCCCGGCCAACGATCATGTCATGGTCATGAGACTTCAGAATGACCGGATTCCTCTGGAATCGATTCATCTTGATCCCAGATTGGCGCACCATCGTTCCTTTGGTGTCAATCACGTACGCGCTGGCCTGGAATCGCTTTCTTTTACCGTCGCCCTTGCTGTCCAGCTTCAGATCTGGAACCTGGGTCAGGTCGCATTTGTAAAACGCCGTCACTTTTTTGGTCTCCCTTCGGGTTTCGTTTTAGTCCTGGGAACCGGTCGCGGCTGTGGGCCACCGGCGCCCTCGCTTCCTCCTGGGGCTTGTCCACCAGGGAGCCCATTTGAGGGGGCTTTGATGTCTGGGTAGTCGGAAGCTTTGCCTTTCGGAAGCTTGAATCGGTCTCTCACGGCGTCCAAATCGTCCTGAAGACTCGACTTCAGGAACCCGCTGTTGACCAAAGAGTAGAAAACCTCGGCCCATACCTTAAGCTCGTCTTCGTCTGTGTCTACTCCGACGAATCGGCCCAGCGGGGCAGAACTGCCATAGTTCGCCTTGATAAACGGACGGTATACCCGATCCTCGATCACGCGGCGAGCGTATCTCGTCAGCCTAGCGATACCCCGGAGGAAAATCTCAAACTGCTTTTTCCCAAGAGCGAACGAACCCACGTCGGTGGGCTCCCACATCGTGGCCGGCAGGAGTAATCCGCGAAGCTTCATCTTGTTGCTGAAGTTCATGAAGCCCTCAAAGTCGGTATTGACTTGAGAGGCAAGCTTCTGAATCACGACTTCATCCTGATCGCTCAAGACCAGAGAGGATCCGCCTCGGAGTTCTTTGAGAATGTCGACAAAATGATCGCGGCGCTTTTTCTCTATGCCGTTGCGGAGCTCAAGATTCTCTCCATTTTTGATGCGAGCGACGGTGATGGGCATGCCGTGAAGGTCCAGAGCCATCGACCATGACTTGGTCATGGCCAAAGACAAAGCCCACCACTTATATACGCATCCGAGCCGCGAGCGGCCCTTGTGGTTCCCGTATCGGTATTTGTGCCGGCCAATGATCAGGCGGTCCTTGGAGATTCCACCCTGCGGGCAAATCTGACCATCGATCCCGACCAGGTTCCCCTTGGAGTCCGAAACGAAGCGGTAGAGAGATGGATCAAGCCCGACGATCTCATCCAAGTAAAGAAGATCTCCATGAGCTCGCGCAACGATTTCACCGGTAGCGTGACCGAAGGTCAGAAGGCCGGATATCCACTCATCAAGGAATTCGTCGAAGTATTGGTTCGAGTTCAGCCAAAATGAATCGCAGTAGTCTTGGATCTTCTTGTTCTTCTCGAACAGAACATAGGGGCCAAGCATGTCGATGACGCACAAAGAAACGAACTCGATGGCCGAAGAGATGGTCTCGTCGAACTCTTCCATCTCCTTGAGAATTTTGATAGGAACGCCCGAGCTCGAAGGGTCCAGAAAATCTAGACTGCCAAGGGCAACAAGATGGTTGACGTTTGAAGACTGCCGAAGTCTTGGCGCGGTCCAGTCGCGACCGGTTTCGTCTTGACTGCGCGTGAGTTCTCCCCCCGTCGGAGGTTTCTGGGCCGACCTTTTCGCGGCCCTGGAACTCATCTAGTCTTGGAACCTCATATAGTTTCCTCTGGGATCCTTGATTTTCTGGTAATACTCGAAAGACATTTTGGCGGCCTCGACAAAAGTTTCGGCTTCCTTCTCGAAGAATCTGTCGGTTCGGACCTTGCAAACCTGCTTGCAGTCTCGATTCTCAACAAAGACGATTCTTCCATTGCAGCGCCTGACCCAGTCTAGCCATTCAAGTTCCGTTTCCGGAACTCCGCGAACTGGAACTTTTTGCGAAGCGGACTCTTTCGCCAAAAAACCTCCCACCAAAATAAAAGCCAGCGAAAAAACTCGCTGGCTTCCCGGAACATCTTGCGGGGAAGAACATAGCCGCACAACTTAAAGTTGTCAACCCTGATGGCTTTCGATCCTGATCCCAATTTTGTTTCGGGCCGGGACCTGGTCGCACCGCTCGGCCACAGACCCATTGTTGATCTGCGTCCAGAAGTAGTGTAGTGCCTGGGTGGTGGCGTCAACCTGGTCATCAGTCGTTGATTTCGGAAATCCTCGAAGCTCAAAAATGTAGCCCGAAACCCAAGGGGCACAGTGCTTGAAGGGTAACCAAATATGGCCGCCAACAAACCAGTGTTCTTGAGCCAGGGCCCTGGTCAACTTGTCCCCATCGACTGGCCACAGGGTCAGGCCCAGCATCGACCCCTCCAGCCGCTCAACGATTTCCGGACCGCTGGCCTTGGGCTCGACCAGTTTCGTTGTTGCCATAGGGAACTGAAGGGCCACCTTGCGGAACTGCTCGACGGTCTCATCAACCGACCATCGACCGCGCACCTGGTGCAAAAGGTAGCAACTGGTTCCGATTCTTCCCCACACCTGGCCGACGACATAGGAACCCTTGCGCTTTGGGTTAGCCTTCCGCGAAAACTTGGTATCCCAGCTCTGGATGACCTCGTCGTAACGGCGTCCACCGCCCGGGTATTCCCATCGATCATTCTTGCGGTCGTGAGTCAGCAAAGTTTCGTGCGGCTCGTAGAACTTCAGGTTCGTCAGCTTGATGGATCCGCCCCGACCAGGGCGTGGGCAACCCTGATAAAGTGCCCAAAAGTCATAGTCCGACAACGTTGAACGTTGCTGAAGAACCTGCTCTGGAGGATGTAGATCAGGGCAGAGGACCTCTCCAGCCTTGCGGCCCAGCGGGTCAGGAAAAAAGTCAGCATAGTCTTCCTCTGCGATCTCATCATCCTCTGGACAAATCGCGGCCATGTTCAAAACCCGGACGCGGTGGCCGCCCGCATTGTTCTTGATGAACCCGGAGAGGTCCCCATCGTGCCAGCGGGTAGCAATCACGATGTGCTTCGCCCCCTTGGACAGTCGAGTCAGGAATACCGTTCCGTACCACTGGACCAACTTCTCCCGGAAAGCCTCGCTGGCCGCGTCCCTGGCGTTCCTGATAGGGTCGTCAATGATCCCAAAGTCGACCGGCTGGCCGGTAAGTGCGCCAGCCGTTCCGGTCGTGACCATCGAGCCGGGCTGATATCCCCCTTCAGCGTTCCACTGATCCGACTCCTCAAGACTCTCGAAGCAGGCATTGTCGAAGATCCAGTTGTCGGCGGCCTTCTTGGACACAGAAACATCAAGCCCAAAAAGCTCTCGTCCATGCTGTTGGAAAAAGTTCCTGGCGGATTCACCCCACCTTTTCGCCACCTTTGCGGCGTAAGAGACAAGGGCAAGGCGCTTCCGGGGGAAGTGGCCCATAATCCACTTCACGAGCCACCCAGAAATATACTCAGACTTCCCATACTGCGGCGGAACAGACAATACAAGAACGTCATGGTTGTCTTCAAAAAGCAGATCCATGACAGCCGTCTCAATCAGCTCGATATGAGGATAGAGTCGCCAGTTTCCTCGCGTTGTCCAGCGGGCCAGAGTCGACGGGGTCAGGGTTATGGAGTCAAATTGTGGATGTTCAGGCTCGGCGCCCATGCTACACGTTCATCGCGTCCAGCTCCGACTGTCTCTTTGCCAGAGCCATGGCCAGTTCACGGTAAAGCTTATCGCTCATGTATTTCCCGTGAACCTTGCCCGACTTAGTTTCAGTAACGCGTTCTGAAGGAAGCTGGCCCGCCATCGCTCGGACAATCTCAAGGCCCTGCTTCCTGGTGTCCGCCTGAAGCTTCGTCAGGTTGCCTCGGCAAATCTCCCAGCCCAAGGCAAGCTGAAATTGGTCAAGCTGCTCCCTGGTCAACTGAGAGATTGAAACATCGTTGAACTCTTCAAGGGATACAGCTTTTCCGGTTGGAATTCGGGATTCTTTTGACTCGGCGGAAGTAGCGGCGGCTCCCTCTGGAGCGATGGCGGCCAACTTCTCCTTAGCCCTCTGCGCCCGCCTGTAGTGTCGCTGATACTCCCGGTATTTCACCGGGTCTTTGTGAGCCATTAGGACCCCGTTATCGGTAGGGGCCTGACCGCCAAATCGATAGCCTGAAGGCAAGAAAGGAACATCGCCTCGCGGTCGGCATCTCTCCTGTTGTTTGAGCACCTGGCGTCAAGGAGCGCCACAGAAACCAACTGGCGGATCGCATCACACTGCCCTGCTGTTAGCTTGAGGGTGACCATTAGGAGGGGAGTTCCACTTCTTTCCCGATCCTCTGAAGGCGAAGAGCGTATTCAAAGCAGAGGTCATGCAGTTCCGAAACGAGCGGGCCACTGGATGACACCGGCAGGCTCTTTACCATCAGGCCAAGCTCACGAATCCTTTGTTGAAGCTGAAAACTGCTCATATCCCCGGGCGTCACCATTGCCGCTGTCCTACACTTTCAAGGTTCAATGCAACAACTGGTAACACATTTTCAGCCTTCTGTAAACTTGAACCCGGGACAAAATAACCAAATAGGCGCAAGAAGCAGTAAACGCTAGATTTTACAAAATTTGTTAAACCCGAATAGTCAACCCAGATCAGCACTCTGGCCAG